CAAACCTTTACGGGGCAAACCTTGACGGGGCAAACCTTGACGGGGCAAACCTTGACGGGGCAAACCTTATCAAGGCAAACCTTTACGGGGCAAACCTTGACGGGGCAAACCTTGACGGGGCAAACCTTGACGGGGCAAACCTTATCAAGGCAAACCTTTACGGGGCAAACCTTGACGGGGCAAACCTTATCAGGGCAGACCTTGACGGGGCAAACCTTGACGGGGCAAACCTTGATAAAATATATTCTCAAAATACAATTTTACCAGAAGGAGATTTAATTGTATGGAAGAAATTAAAAGACGGTTTAATTGCACAACTATTAGTCCCGGCAGAAGCAAAAAGAGTTAATGCTATTGGATCGAGAAAATGCCGATTTTCTTATGTAAAAACCATTGCTATATGGGATGGTAAAGAAAGACTTAAGGAGGGGATGGGAATGCACAATAATAAAACCTTATATAAGGTGGGCAAAATAACCCGACCTGATTCATTCGATCCGTCTCCATTAATTGAATGCTCTCATGGTATTCACGGGTTTATAACCAAAGATGAAGCATTAAATTATTAAGTTATGAGCATGGAGGACTATTTGGCTATTGATCCCCGGTCGCCCTGGAATGAGCCGGAGTTCAGCGAGGAGGAAGATGAGCGACTGAAAGAACAGGCAGCAGATGAACAATTTGAATATAACAGAAATAATAATTAAAACTATGGCAGGAATTTATGCAGAAAAAAAAGAAGGCGGAAACTTCTCACAGGTTGATCCTGGGATGTATCCGGCAAGGTGCTACTCAATGATTGAGATAGGCACTATTGAAACTGAGTTTAATGGCGAAAAGAAGAAGGCTCATAAGGTTAATATAACATGGGAATTACCTACTGAGCTTGCGGTGTTTAAGGATGGTGAAAGACCTATGCCTTATGTAGTAAGTAAGACCTATACACTTTCCATGCACGAAAAAAGCACTTTAAGAAGAGATTTAGAAAGCTGGAGAGGTAAAGGATATACAGAAGAGGAGGCAAAGCGTTTTGACATCACAAAACTGCTCGGACAGCCCTGTAATTTAAATATAATCCACGAAGCGGGGAAGGAACCGGGCAAAACCTATGTAAGGGTGGCATCTATAACACCATTAATGAAGGGTCAGTCGTGTCCAGACCAGATCAATTTAACCAGGGTGTTATGCTTTGAGGAGTTTAACTGGGATGTATTTGAAACGCTATCAGATTGGATGAAGGAAAAAATAAAGTCATCCGAGCAATATAAGAAAATGGTTGAGCCACAGGCCATACATACAGAAGCACAGTCACAGACAAAAGACGATGATGATTTACCTTTTTAATTATGGAAACAACAATTTCAACAATCAGCAATCTTCCCTCCAATAGAGAGCAGGGAATGGCATTTTATAAGTCTCTGAAGGGCGAAATACTATCGGGCACAAAGGATCCCCTTAAATTACTTGTGGCACTAAAAGTAATAGAGAAAACCATATCAGACATTCTTAAGGATGATGATGTAGAATACTGCTTTCAAAAGGAGTTTTTCCTTTATGACAAGGAGAAAACAATCACGGTTAGCGGGGCAAAATTATCTATGTCGGAAACCGGGGTGCGGTATGACTATGAGGGGTGTGGCGATCCGGTCTGGAATGACCTTAATAAAGCACAAAATGACATAAAGGAAAAGATGAAAGAACGGGAGAAGTTTCTGCAATCTATTCCCGTAAACACACCCGGTATTGTAGATGCGGATAGCGGTGTTTTCATAAACAGGCCAAGTAAGACAAGTAAAACGAAGGTTAAGGTTCAGTTATGAGAACATTTCAACTCCCGGCAATACTTACCCGGTACACATCCATGAATGACCGGGGCGAAAGGCTGACTTTTGAAACCAACGAGTTAAGCCCTGAACAGTCAGCAAACGTCAGGTATTCATTCCAAAAGGTCGGATACCTGGCTTTCTCTCCGGATCCATTTGCAACGCAGGAGCTGGATGAGATGGATAAGATACGGGTTGAGTTTACTGACACGGGCAAGCCGCCATCACAGAGGCTGCGGGCTGTGCTTTACAGGCTATGGGAGCAGACACCGGAGGGCTACAAGACTTCTAATGACTTCTATAATGCGAAAATGGAAATACTTATTAATCATTTTAAAGACAAGCTGGCATGAAAACAGAACTATTTAAAAAGGTTTACATCCTATCAGAAGCGGATTTGCCGAAAGATGGTCAGTATATTGCTCATTATAAAAAATATGACAATAATTCTCCGGCTGGTACAGTGTTATGTTATTTCAATCATTTAAATCAGCATCAAAAAGATAACTGGCTTAATAATATTGATTGGTATCTTCAGCCTATTGCCGATGAACTCACTCAGGGGCAAGAGAAGCCTGATTTGACAGACAACACAACTTATATTAAGGAGTGGTTTAAAAACTCTGAAATACTATCTAACCATAGGAAAGCTGACAGCAAAAACAAAATCAAGCCTGATTTGACAGATGAAGAAATTGAGAAGTGGGCAAATATGAAATACGGGAAAGGATGGATAATAAGAAAGGATGGGGCTGTTGAAGGTATTAAAGACTACTGCTCCGGCAAGATACATGAATGGTTAAAAAGCAACAAATGAAAAAGATCTATTACATTCTTGAGTTAATCGGCTTGCTGTTGTTCTTAATGGTTTGTTTGTTAAGCTAAAAATATGAATTGTAAATTTTGCGGAAAGGATACAAATGGCAGGAATATTTATTGTTCTAAAAAATGCCATAGGGAATACTGGAAAAGGATAAATAAAAGATTCTTCAAAGAAAAGCCTTGCGTTATTTGCGGAAAAATGTTTATGCCAAAGGCAACTACAAATAAATATTGTTCTTTAAAGTGCAAACGCATTGCCGATATTCAAAGAATAAGTAAAAGGCCAAAGATCAAAGACTGTCTTTACTGTGGCAAAACATTCACACCATATACGAGTCTTGATAAATTTTGCTCCGCAAATTGTAGAATACAAAATAAGAAGCAATTAAGATCTTATAATTGGTCGGAAGAAAAGGCTAATAAAATACTTGGAACCGGGAACCCGGCATATAGAAATGGTTATTATACAAGAACGGCAAGGAAAAGTACGCCCGGTGAAAGAGTATTCATAAAGAATAGCAAGGAGATAAAGCAGGGAATGATTGATGATGTTGGTTATATATATTGTGAATATTGCGGTGTATCAAATTCAATAAAATACGAGGCACATCACATCATTTTTAGAAGTGAAAGACCCCGTCATATCAACCTGCATAATAAAAAAAATATATTGATAGTGTGTATTAATTGCCACAATTTATTACACAAAAACAAATCCTTAAGAGATGTTATAGTTAATGAGCGTAATCTTCACAGCTTATTTAACAAAAAGCGAATTGCAATTTGTTCATAACAACGTACTAATGAATAGCCGTAAGAAGTTCACAAAATGATGACTTATTACAACATTAAGTCAAAATACAGCTATTAGTGATGAGATATATCAACAATTAAATAACCGTAAAAAATGAAAAACCTATCGAAATACAGGGCTTATCACATCAAAGATCAGATGCTTTGCAAGATCGCCGTGCTTACTGAAACCGGGGCGTTCCTTATGGGATTACCCAGGGGTGAGGATCAGTTGCTTGACGGCGGTAAAACAATAATTATAGCACCGGAAGACGGTCGCTTCTGCAACAATGATGAATTTGTATTACTTAAAATAGTTAGCACAAAATGAAAACTTATATAATTATTGTTTTGTCAACAGCCACTTTGGGAAAACTAATAGACAGCCTTTTAGTAATGTTATCAGCAGATGAATTACATGAAGTTGCTGAATTTATAGGCAAGTTTATTAGTTTTTTTATTTATGCCCTCGCCTTAATTTTTATCTGCATTTTATAATTCTAAAGTTCACAAAATGATACACCTATTCCCATTGCGTTACCGCATCAAAAAGAAGCTCGCAGAACTGATAAGCGAGCGGTGTGATATTGTCCTGAAAAAGAACAGCACCCGGCAGATGCATTCAACCGAGCTGGTTAAACTTATTATCCGGGAGAACCGGCTGCGGGAAGACATTAACCTGTTGACTAAACTGCTTTATAAATGAGAGTATTAGTTGCTTGCGAGGAAAGCCAGGCGGTATGTATTGCCTTTAGGGAAAGGGGACATGAGGCATACAGTTGTGATATACTACCATGTTCGGGCGGACATCCTGAATGGCATATCCAAGATGATGCGATAAAAACGCTATACGCCCAAAAATGGGATTTGGTTATTGCACACCCGCCATGCACAAGGCTTGCTAATTCCGGCGTTCGCTGGTTAAGTGAAAGAAATTTATGGAATGAAATGATTGATGCGGTAGCGTTTTTTCAGAAATTTATTCATTATGGTTTTTCAGGCAAGTCAATTTGCATTGAGAATCCCATCCAACACAAACACGCTAATAAATTTTGGGTTAAATATTCTCAGATTATTCAACCCTGGCAATTTGGACATAATGAAAGTAAGGCAACTTGTTTATGGCTTTTTGGACTTCCAGAGCTAATACCAACTAATATAGTCAAGCCGGAAAAACAAACTTGCTGGAAAATGCCACCATCAAAAGACAGAGCAAAATTAAGAAGTAAAACCTTCCCCTGTATTGCTAAAGCTATGGCAGAACAATGGGGATAAATGAATGAACCAACTATGAACCAACTATGAGCCAATTAGACTTATTCTTTAACACAATCAATGCGACAGAGTTTTTAACGGATTTTTAACAGATGTTGTGAGTAATAAAAGTCGTTAAAAACCGCAGACAACTATATGTTAGTCAATAATTTTGTAGTAAAAAAGCATGAGCAAATACGATGAATTATTAAAAGATCCACGCTGGCAGCGCAAGAGGTTAGATATAATGAACCGTGATAACTTTACCTGTCAGCTTTGCAAGAGTAAAAAGAAAACCTTAAACGTACATCATAAGGTTTATCACCGGGGATTATTACCCTGGGAAAATCCCGACAAAGACCTTATAACCCTATGTGAGGACTGTCATTCAATAGTACAAGACCTTAAAGGCTTAAACTATGATAACGCTTCTATTACAGAAATAAGCGACTGGTCTAATGGAACTAGAACTCTTCTGCTTACAGCAGATAACTTATTCAGGATGGCCATATTTAACAGCCGGAAAGAGTTTGTTATCGGATATGATTTTAAGGACAGTCAATTATCCAGCTTAAAGGAGAGCTTGAATAGTCTATGACAGAGGGATGGATTAAGATTCATAGGTCTATTATGGATCATTGGATATTTAAAAATAACCGGTATTTCAAAGCATGGATTTGGTTTTTATTCAGGGCTAATTATGAGGAAAAAAAGGTGCTTGTTGGTAGTGCCTTAGAGGTAGTACAGAGGGGTGAATTTATTACCTCAATTCAGAACATAAGTAAGCAAACCGGTATGAGTATGCAGTCAGTAAGAACGTTTTTAGAACGGTTAGAAGATGATAAAATGATAGTACGAAAATCAACAAACAAACTAACAAGGATAACTATCTGTAATTATGATAAATACCAAGATCAGCAACAAACCAACAACACACAAACAACATACGAACAACAAACAAACAACAAACAAACAACAACAGAGAAAGAATATAAAGAAAGAAAAGAAATAAAGAAGAAGAAAGAAGAGAGAATAATTCCCACGCTTGAAGAGGTAAAAAAATACTTTAATGAAAAAGGTTATACAGAAGATGCGGCTATAAAGGCTTTTAACTATTACGATGTAGGTGATTGGCATGACAGTAAAAATAAGCCCGTAAAAAATTGGAAACAGAAAATGATTAGCGTTTGGTTTAAACCTGAAAACAAAAAACCAGATATTCCGGTATTTAACTGCAAACCATTAGACCAGATAAGATGACAGATAAAATACTTCCGCAAGCAATAGACGCTGAGAGGGCTGTTATAGGAACTTGCCTGTCATATCCAAATGCAGTCTTTGAAATATCCAGCATAGTAACTCCTGATATGTTTTACCAGGAATCGCACAGACAACTATACACGGCTATTATTGAAACAGCAAGGGAAACAGGCTCAACAGATATAATTTCCGTTACCAACACATTAAGGGCAAAGGGGCAGTTAGATAACTTCGGGATTCCGGCACTGGTTAAATTCACCCATGAGATAGTTACCGACTTATACCTGGTTAAGTATGCTTATATCATTCGGGAGAAACATACACTAAGGCAACTGATAAATGCCGGGTATAAGATTTCATCAATGGCTTTTGAGTCTGACTTAAAGGAGGTAATTGAATATGCGGAAAGTGAATTATTCAGTATTTCTAATCTGACACAAAACAAAGAGCCGAAAGGGATAGATAGATGTGTTGATGAATTGCTTATTGAAATTGGCAAAATATACAACAAAGAGAAAAGCCTTGTTGGTGTTGCTTCCGGGTTTACGAAGATAGACAGGATAACAGGAGGTTGGCAGCCGGGCAATTTAATCATTATTGCAGGGAGGCCATCAATGGGTAAGACTGCGCTTGCTTTGTCGCTTTTAACTAATTCGGCAAATTACGGATTTCCGGCCTGTATGTTTTCACTTGAAATGAGCGAAAGTGAATTAACGGGCAGACTGCTATCTGGTGTCTCCGGGTATACGAACCACGAGATCCGTAATGCACAGATAAATTACGACAAGCTGGTTGATGACAGTAATGCCATTGCGGTTAAGCCAATCTACATAGATGACACACCTGCACTTTCGATTTTTGAATTAAAAAGCAAAATCAAAAAGTTAATAATTCGTAACGGTATTAAACTTGCCATTGTAGATTATTTACAGTTGATGACTTCGGAGGGATCAAACCGGGAGCAGGAGGTAAGTAAGATAAGCCGGGGATTAAAGGCTATTGCAAAGGAAATGAACATCCCGATTATTGCTTTATCACAGCTTAACAGGTCAGTAGAGGACAGAAGCGATAAGAAACCCAGGTTATCAGATTTGCGTGAGTCGGGGGCTATTGAACAAGATGCGGATATAGTTTGCTTTATTCACCGACCGGCTTATTATGGCATCAGGACAGTAATGGCAGAGGGCAATGAGATAAGCTCGCAGGATGTTATGATGATTGAGATAGCAAAGAACCGCAACGGTGCACTTAATGACATTGCACTTTATCATAACAAATCATTAACACAGATTTCACAAGAAGAAATAAAACCATTTTAGTATGACAAAGGATATTAAAGTCGGCGACTTCGGGCTATTCCGCTTCTATGTTGGCAAAGATGGGCAGGCTGTTCCGTTCACTATTCACGCAACTGTAAAGGACATTGACAGGGGCAGGGTTTACTTAATGGACAATCACGGCTTCGCATACATACCAAAGAAATCAAATATACGAGAGTTCAAGAAAATGGAATTAAATAAAACCTTATGCAAATGAAAAAGATAACCACACTTTTTAAGAAAGACCCCAATGATTTGGGCCGGGTAATTAATGAGGTTAACCCGGAAAATCAATGGGTTTTTAATGAGCCCGGCATACCGACAAGGAAGTTTGACGGCACGGCCTGCGCTGTTATTAATGGCAAATTATACAAGCGTTATGATGTAAAGAAGGGGAAACAAGTCCCGGCTAATGCAATATCCTGTCAGGACCCCGATCCGATTACTGGACATTGGCCACATTGGGTAAGGTGTGAGATCAGCGAACCGGCAGATAAGTATTTTTTTGAGGCTTTTGTTATTAACGAGTGGGCTGATGGTACTTATGAATTATGCGGGCCGAAAATACAAGGCAATCCAGAAGGTTACGATAAGCATTATTTAATTCAGCATGGATGTTGCCGGGTCCCTATTACTGATTTTTCTTTCGAATCAATTAAAGATTATTTATCAGATATAAAGAATGACATTGAGGGAATTGTTTTTCACGGTAAAGATGGGAAGATGTGTAAGATTAGAAAATCCGATTTTGGTATTAAAAGAAAATAACCTATGCAAGTAATAGCAGACAGAATAATCGACAGGCGTATGGGGCGCAACTTCTACACCTGTCCGGGAGTGGTAAGCACCATCGACCATTTGCCGGAGACACTGACAGGGTGTATTGCCCGGCTATTTGAGGCAAATGAAAGCGGAATAATAAGCAAGTGCAGGGAGCGGGAGTTATCTGACGGCAGGCACTTATTGCGCTATGTGCTATACAATGACTGTGGCTGGAGCTTCCGGGAGGTATCATTATTAACCGGGTGCTATGATACGCATCAGCCGTTCTATAATTCAATGACACGGGCTAAATGCTTAATTGAAACTGATTACAAGTTCCGCAATAACTATGGTTATGTTAAGCACAAACTGGACTTTAATAAAATCATTTTACCTGATAAACCATGAAAGCAACACTTGAATTTAATCTGGATGATCCCGATGACAGAATGGCGCACATGAGATGTGTCAAGTCGCTGGATATGGCTATTGTGCTATCGGATATAAGTTACAACCTACGGCGGCGGACGGAGAATAGTAATTTACAGACGGCGGATGAGGCTATTGGTGAAATATTTGATGCGATTAACGGGCTTTATGAGGATTATAATATTAACATTAGTGATCTAATCCAATGATAAAATTACTGATGTGGTCCGCCTTAATCGTCCTGATAGTTATGGGTTTCCTGTGGTTTATTGGCCGTGCCCGTAAATTAAAGGATGCCAATGATATAATTCTTGAGCGAGAGTTATTAAAGAAAATGGGTAAATTATTGAATAACGAATAATGAAACTATACTTTTCATATCGCAACCATTACAGGGTGGTTAAGTCCCTTCATCTGGGATTCAATATAAGCACCTGTACAGATGCCATACATTGCGGGATGAGCATAAGTCTATTATTTATAACCGTTGGGATTCATTTATATAAACCTACGAACAATGAAGAAACTAATTAACATGGAAGAGAAAGTATTTAAAATTCTACAAAAGTATTTTCCAAATTTTGCGAATATAGGAAAATGTGCTGATGAGATTATGAAGATTGCCGAGTTTGAGGCATTATGTAATCCCGATATTTATGAAGCAAATGCGAATCAGCATTTTGAGGAATTGACAGAGAAAAAGGATAAGTTAATTGATGCAACGCTGGCATTACTCTATATCCTTAAGAATGGATTTCATTTAAGCAATCCAAACCAGTATTTTGGAATGAAATGTGAATTAGAGGTTGAAATTGAGCAACTAAGGAAAGATTTAGGATTATGAATGCAGATATACAAGGAGCCTTAGACCAACTTAATAGAAGCTATCCAGCATTTACACACAGGGGGAGGTTTTTAAGTAAGCGGAATGTCAAAAGAGTTTTGGAATATGGAATATCTAAGGGATATAAAACAACATCTGAATTATCGGATGCCGAGGTTGACAAAATTTTAGGATGGATAATAGAGGTTAAATGAGATGAAGCAAGAAGAATTATTAGATGTTGTAGTCAATAAGTTATTAGCCGAGGGGGTTACGGGAAATAATTATACTTCTTTTAAGGCTTTGCGAGTATTAAGAAAGTGTGTTATGGGCAGAAAATTAGTATGTTATCTTATTAGTGGTAATGAGATTAGGGTACAGCAAAGGCTTGCGGAGTTGTCGCAAAATAAGCAAATAATGGCGACAGAATCTTTCGAAACTATGCCGTACATTAAGCAATAATTTACGGCAAAAACAAATGCAATGAAGCGAATAATTAAACTACTTTTCTTCCTGCTTATCTCTGCGGAGATTTACGCCCCGGAGTACCGCACAATTTGCGTTGAATATACCCCGCCGGTTGACTGTTATGCAAGGTTAATAGATGCTATCGGTTTTGTTGAAAGCTCGCATAATGACAGCGCAATTAATCACAGCGAGCAGGCTTATGGCTTCTTCCAGGTACGGCAGATAAGGCTCGACGACTATTATCAGAGGACAGGCATAAGGTATGAGTTATCCGATATGCTTAACAGGGGCAAGGCTGAAAAGGTCTTCCGGTATTATGCAAGAGGGCGGGACTATGAGAAAATTGCGAGGGACTGGAATGGATCCGGCAGAGGAACTGACAGGTATTGGAATAAGGTTAGGCAACTTATACCCGATAAGGTATGAATAGGCGTGTATTTGCTGAAATTATACCCGATATGGTATGCAACCTATTTTTAAAGGCTTTAACAGGCGTGGCCGGTAGGCCAAAATTAATAGAAACATGGATCACTTAGCATTATTCAACGGTATCGGGGGTTTTCAGTTAGCTGCATCATGGATGGGTTGGAATAATATTGCTCATGTTGAGATTGATCAATGGTGCAACTCAAAGGTTGCAAAGCATTTTCCTGAATCAAAGTGCTATCTGGATATTAAAGATTTTAATGGTAAAGAATATGAAGGAAAAATCGACATCATTACAGGAGGGTTTCCTTGCCAACCTTTTTCCGTTGCAGGGAAGCAAAAAGGGAAAGGAGATGACCGTCATCTCTGGCCGGAAATGTTTCGAGTTATACGAGAGGTACGGTCGCCTTTCATCGTTGGTGAGAATGTTCCTGGGATCATCGGAATGGAACTCGAAAATATTTGCCTTGCGCTGGAAGGTGAGGGTTATGAAGTCCAACCGTTTATTATTCCATCTGCAAGCGTCGGAGCGTGGGATAAAAGAGAACGGGTATGGATCATTGCCTACAATCAGGAGTCAAGAAAGCGGAAATTATCAGTACAGCAATGGGGACAAAACCCGGCCGGTAACATTAACTTTAACAGGCAAATTGAAGTCAATTCCAACTTTGAAGGCGCAATCGGCAAACAGTCCGGGAATACACGGGACGGGTGGAATGGATGTCCAGACAGCGATTGCTACATTGACTGCGAGGTCTTGGAAGGATACGCCCGGTATGAGCAAACAAAAAGGGAATCGGAAACGATTAGACGAACCGGGCAGGCAAATTGGTTACGAGACTGGATTGAAGTTGCATCCGAACTTTGCAGAAGTAATGCAAGGGTATCCCATCGGGTGGACAGAATAAGAGCACTTGGTAACTCAGTTAATCCTTATGTACCGTATCAAATTTTCAAGGCTATTGAACTTACATACTTGTAGGTTCAGTAGCCTGTCATTGTCATGTGTCACGGCTGTTTGTCAAAACTGCCGTTGTCCTGGATTTCGCCTGTTAATGCCTTTAAAAAATAGCGAGGGCGAGTATGCAACCTAACGAATGGTTGTATGTGTTCGGTTTTGCCACGCACATACTTCGATTCAAAGCACAAAAGCCAATTGGCAAAACTGACATATACAACGTGTTGTATGCTGGCGTTTTTTAACCGCAAATGATAATTAAATGAACGACAATAGTATTTTTTAAAAGCAGAGCGATGGCAAAAAAAATTATATTACAAACCCGACATTATTTGGTAAACCTGAAATAATTGGCTTTGGTGAACCTGATTTTTATATTAAAGAAATTGCAAAACAAAAAAGCAAAGAGCTGGTAATAAAAAACCATTATAGCCACAAAGTTTGTAATGATGCAACAACTCATATTCATTTGGGCTGTTTTATAAATGGCGAGCTTTTGGGTGTATTACAATATGGATATGCAATGAATCCGCAAAGTATGGCATCTGTTGTTAGTGATACAGAACTAAATGAGTATAAAGAATTAAACCGAATGTGGTTTGATGATAAAGCACCAAGAAATACAGAAAGCAGGGCAATATCATACAGTATAAAATACATTCGTGGCAAATTTCCCAAAGTAAAATGGATTCAGAGTTTTGCTGATGAAAGATGTGGTGGTTTGGGTATTGTTTACCAAGCGGCTAATTTCAAGTTTTATGGCGAACACACGAATGTAATGTGGGAATTTGAAAATGAGATTTACCACAACAGCCATATAACTAATAATAACAGGAACAGTAAAGCAAGATTAGAGGCTAAAGGATTCCACGAAAAAGCAACTAAAATTGAATTAAGGCAATTCAGATACATTTATTTTATTAACCAAAAATCAATTGCAAAATGTTTACTAAAAGAGAAACCATACCCAAAGCACTATGATAATTCAAACGGTTTTGAAAAAACCGAAGCGGGCAGGGCTTTTAAAAAATACGGTAAAAGTTGCACAACAGTTGATTAAATGCTGTGTCTTTTACGCTTGCATACAACTACCGGGTATAAGTAACAATCCTACTCTAATCACTCTATTTGAGCAGATATAGTTAAGTTAATAGCTTCATGCAATTAGTTAATAACCTTTTATATTTATTTAGTCTAATTAAAAATAATATGCTGAAATTTACAGTATGAAAAAAAGCCTAATAACCGGGGGAACGGGAACAATTGGTCGATGTATGGCAAAAAGCCTTAAAGGTTATGATGTTACTATATTTTCAAGAGGAGAGCAGAGGCAGGCTGAAATGAAAGCGAAGCACCCGGAATTTAATTACATAATTGGGGATATAAGGGATTCATCCGGCGTTTATAAAGCGATTAAGGGGCAGGATTACTGCTTCCATTTAGCGGCACTAAAACATATTGACATTTGTGAGCAGAACGCACGGGAGGCCATAATGACAAACGTGCAGGGTTCATTAAATGTTATTAACGCCTGTATTCTTAATGGCTGTAAGCTGATTAACATGAGCAGTGACAAGGCGGTTAATCCGGGCTCAGTTTACGGGCGGACTAAATCACTGATTGAGGCTGTTGTATTGCAGGCTGGGTTTACAAACATAAGATCAGGGAATATACTCTGGTCGAATGGATCGGTTTTAAATATATGGCTTGATCAGATAAGGGAAAAGAACGAAATCAGTATAACATCAATGGATATGACTCGGTTTTTCATTTCACCGCAGACTATCGTTGATTTCATACTTTCAAAAATGGATGATCCGGGGACTCATACAGTGCCGATGGATGCTTATAAATTAATTGATCTAGCCTCTGCTTTTATTCAAAAATACGGCAATGATAAGACAAAAATAAAAGTAACCGGGTTAAGGCTGGGAGAGAGGTTGCATGAATACAGGGATGAAAATACCTGTTCAAGTGATAACTTGAAAACAAATGTATGGGGCTTGATATAATTGTCATTAATTTGGATTTTCGTCAGGATCGCTGGTCAGAGACTGTCAGTGAGCTTGAGAAGGCCGGCATAACCGATTATCAAAGGTTCTCCGCAATAGTATCACATAGCGGGGAGAGGGGCTGTGCTTTGAGTCATCATGCAGTTTTAAAACAGGACTTCAATCATTCAATACTGATCTTTGAAGATGACATACATCTATCGGATAATTGGAGTGATATATTTCTGAAGGCTATTAAACAATTACCCTCTGATTTTGATATTCTTTATCTGGGTGCAAATGTTAAAACACCTGCGATTAAGTACAGCGAAAATCTGTATATGATTACCGGCGGGGTTCATTGTACCCATGCTATGCTTTACAGTGCAAAGGGAAGGAGAAAGATGATAGAGTTATGGGATCCCGATAATAAAGAGTTTAATCAGATTGATCACTGGCTATTTATGAGAGGTCAGGCACTACTTAACTGCTTTGTCTGCTCTCCGCTTATCGCATGGCAGAGGCCGAGTTATTCAGACATCCGGCTTACGGATTTTGATTACCGGGCAGAAATGGAAGAGAACGCAAAAATAAATATGGCATGATAACTCTTGTCATCACATCATGCGGTCGGGTTAGTTTGTTAAGGCAAACCTTCAGTTCATTTATGGAGTTCAATGATGTTTGTCTTGATGAGATAATACTGATTGACGACTCCGGCAAACAGGAGGTGCATGATGAGATAAGACAATACTTTGAATTGTTCGATTTTCATATACCGGTAAGGTTATTTTTTAACCGGACTAATCAGGGGCAAATACCCTCTATTGACTGGGCTTATAGCAAGGTTAAAACTCCATTTATCTTTCATTTAGAGAATGACTGGGAGTTCTACAAGTCAGGATTTATGAGTGCGAGCCTTCAGATACTTGAGGAGTTTCCAAAGATTTTACAGGTATGGTTAAGGGGATTGCAGGACACGAACACTCACCCGGTCGAACCAACGGTTTATAACCTCAAAAATATTAATTACCGGTACATGGCAACCGGAGCACTCGGTGGATCATGGCACGGTTTCTCATGGAATCCTGGCTTAAGGCGGTTGGCGGATTATCAACTGGTTGCTCCGTTTACCGGGTTTATTCAGCCTGGAGATTTTAACGCATTAACCGAGTGCAGGATCGGACAGGCTTATTATCAGAAGGGATTCAGAGCAGTAACATTATTAGACAAATATTGCAAACATATAGGATGAAAAACAGGATACACGTATATACTCTCACGTATAACGAAAGCCACTTCGTTAAAAACTTTCTTACTGCGTATAAAGAGGCGGAGCGGATAGTTGTATATGACAATATGAGTACGGATAACACGGTTGAATTATTACAGCAGGATCCCCGTGTTGAGATTCGTCTTTATGATTCCGATAATCAGATCAGGGATGACCTGTATCTTGAAATAAAAAATTATTCGTGGAAAGAATCAAGGGGGCTATGCGAGTGGGTTGTCATTGTCGATTTCGATGAAATATTTTGCAGGGCAAGAGTGATTGAAGGGAAACCTGTATTTGATCTTGACCTTACTGAGGTTTACAAAAGGGGTTTTAATATGATCAAGCCCTGCGGGTACAATATGATTTCTTTAAATGCTCCGTTATACACAGCCGATCATCCCTTTGTTCACTCACAGAGGGGAACTTATCATGTGCCGGAGGAGAAGCTGTGTTGCTTCCGCCCGGAGGAAATAAGTGAGATACGCTATGTTACCGGGGCGCATTGGGCCAGTCCTCTTGACAAGAACCAGGATAGTCGGGGGATAAGGATGTGTACCGATCGGGAGTGGAAGGTACTGCATTATAAGTTCTGGAATCTTGAGCTGTATATGCAGAAAATTGCTGACTATCAGAAGCGGTTAAGCGAATGGAATAAGAAGATGGGAGCCGGGTGGCACTATACACAGACCTTACAATGGCACGAGCAGTGCTTCCGCAATGGCGAGGCGATAGCTCAATATTTATTTGACATACCTAAACCGGATTCAACATTTAAACCAGTATGAAAGGAGTTATTCAGGTTGGTGCAAACCTTGCGCAGGAGTATGAGGGCTGGGTTGCCGAAGGGGTTGAAAACTTTATATTTTTTGAACCCATTGCCGAAACATATAAAAAGATGTGTGAGATACTGCCAAAGAAAGACAACATCAAGACCTTTCGACTGGCAATCGGTAACATGACCGGGGCGGTTATGATAAATCTTGAGAAGGTTCACGGCGGAAAATCCTGCTCGGTGCTTAACCCGCTTGTTCACCTGGAGCAGTATCCTGATATAGTTTTTTCAGGAAAGGAAATGTGTTTCATTGATAAGCTGGACAATATAGAATACGACCGGTCGCTTTATGACCATCTGCATATTGACGTTCAGGGTTATGAAATGGAGGTACTGAAGGGGGCGGTTGAATCGCTTAAAAGCATTAAGACAGTTGAGGTTGAAGTTTACAGGGCAGAGCTTTACGAGGGCTGTCCCATGTTTATGGATGTTGTAGAATGGCTGTATGAACAGGGATTTTATCTGATGGGTGTTAAATGGATAGGTCGGACATGGGGCAATGCTGATTTTAAAAGGTTACCGAAAATATGAAGGCAAACATATACGCAAACTTCGAGGAAATTCTTGACCATGAGATAACCGTGCCTTCGCCGGTTGACCTGGTTATTGATTATGAAATCCCCGAATATCTCAAAGGCTTTCCCAAAATAGGAACGACAGTTATATTTGCAACCATCCAGCCGGAGGGACACTTCAACAAGCTGATCATTGATAATCAGGACAGATTTGATTATCTGCTTACATTTATACCTGAACTTTTACACCTACCGAAAGCCCGCTTTTTTATCGGGTTAACTGCATTCTGCAAGCCTGAGATAAATATACCAAAAATATTTGGAGTCTCCGCTGTGTTCTCTGCTCGCAACGCTTGTCCCGGTCATTCATTGAGACATGAGTTATATAAAAGACGTGACGAAATAAAGGTCCCGAAGTGGTTTTATACCGGAGCAAGGACCGGGATGAGGAGCGAGCTGGAGCTTGGATACGACAAACGGGATAAGCAGAGGGCCATGAGAACTATGTTCCATATTGCCATAGATAGTTATGATTATCCAAACTCATTTTCTGAAAAGCTGATTGATCCAATGATCACTAACACGGTTCCGATCTATTGGGGGGCAAGTAACGTGGATAATTTCTTTAACCCTGAAGGTATATTAAAATTTACCTCAGTTGACGAGTTGATAAAGATTTGCAACTCACTTGAGGAAAGAGATTACTACAAGTGTCAGCTGTCACGGCTTGAGAACTACGTTAAGGCAATAGAATACCACGATTACGCTGACTGTATACAAAGAGAAATAAACGCTATATTTAATGAGAACGCTTGAAATAACATCATATATCGGTTGCCCGGTGGGATGCGCTTACTGTCCGCAGGGGTTATTAAGGAAGTCTTATGAGGGGTTAAGATCAATGACTCTTGAAAACTTTATCCATATTTTATCCAATGTACCCAAAGATGTGAGGATCGACTTTTCAGGATTTTCAGAGATATTTTATAATTCATTCGGGGCGCAAATGATATGGTATGCATTTGACCGGGGATATAAGGTTGTCCTCTATACAACCCTGAGTAACTTCAGCAAGTCAGATGTGCAATTTTTAAAGGGTGTGCAGTTTACCGATCTGTGCTTTCATCTTTACCCTCACGCTGATGCTGCTGAATTTGCAAAGAAAAAAGAACTATTTGAAAGAAAGATATGCCAGGGTAGAACGGCTGTTATTACCGATCAATGGAAATGGTCAAGGGCAGGGAATGTATGGGACAGGCCGGAGCAGTTAGGTACCTTCCATTGTCTTTTTGCGGAGAAGAAATTTGATCATAACGTGGTACTTCCAAATGGAAATGTTTATTTGTGCTGCCAGGATTACGGATTAAAGCATTGCATAGGCAACTTGTACGATACCCATTTTGATAACCTGAACCGGGAAGATTATACCATGCTATCAAATGAACAGGACTCGGATATTATTTGTCGCAAATGTGAATTAATGCAACCGGAATGATATTACACGTTATCGCAGTAGCTTATGAAAGGCCCATTGAATTAAGGGGGCTTATTGATTGTTTCATCCGGCAGACGGATCCACGATGGAAACTTTATATCATGTATGATGGTCCAGCCCCGAAATCAATCTGTGAGGTCATGGGGCTATATGATGACAAGCGCATAGAGTTTTATGCATCAGCCAAACGCAACGGGTTGTATGGCCATCCGAACAGGAAGAAGATGCTGGATGCACTTGAGGGCGATGATATGGATTATATATTACTGACCAATGATGATAACTGGTATGTGCCGGTATTTGTTGAAACCATGCTCGGTAAATGCTCCCGGACTATCGGGATAGTTTACTGCGACACCGTTCATTCTCATTTTAAATACACGGTGCATGAGTCACAGTTGAAAAGGAGTTATATAGACATGGGAGCTTTTATTGTTAAGTACCCGGTTGCGAAAGCGATAGGGTTCAATCATGTTGATTTCGATGCTGACGGTATCTATGCTGAAGAGTGCCGGGCCTTATCTATTGCTAATAAATACGATCTTATTCATGTTAATAAACCCTTATTTGTTCATAATTAATGAAAATCTGGACAAACATAAAGCTATTTGTAAAGAATTTGCATTTTATTTATATAAGTGACAAGTTCACCGCTCATTCATTTGCCGGCTATGGTCGCCATTTACTTGCAAGGATATACGCAAGGAAGAGAACGGTAGCAACGGGAAAGAGGCACTACTGCTTTCCTTACAGCTCTGATATTATCATGGTATGCAACCGGACAGAGCTAAGCCGGATGAAATCAAAGCATATCATCAGCAAGAAGGCTAATATAGCTTATATGCTGGAGAACGCTACTTTTATTGCAGATTGATCAATGTGTAGTAACTTTGCAGTATGGCAGGAAGACCACCCAAATATAAAACAGCAGAGGAGCTTCAAGAGGCAATAGATAAGTATTGGGGGACACTGGATAAAAACAAACCCACAATAACGGGATTAGCTCTTGCGCTTGGTTTTGAGAGCCGTCAATCGTTTTATAGGTATGAGCAGGATGGTGAATTTAGTTACACTATTAAAAAGGCACGATTAAGAGTAGAGGCCGTATATGAGGCTAATCTCCATGAGGGGGCGGCTGCCGGTTCTATATTTGCCCTTAAAAACTTTGGGTGGAGCGATAAGCAGGAGATAGAACACTCCGGCGGTATCACTTTGAAATTTGATACAGATGACCAGAAGGCATGACCTTTGTAAAGACAGACAAGCAAAGGGAGGCGGTCAGGCTGATGGGATCAGAGCCGAAATACACCCTGTTATACGGGGGGAGCCGGAGCGGGAAATCATTTATCATCATTCGTCAAATTTTTATACGTGCATTAAAAGAGTCTGGTTCACGGCATTTAATAGTGCGTTTCGCATTCAATCACGCAAAGCAAAGCCTCTGGTATGACACTATCCCCAAAGTCCTTTCTCTGTGTTTCCCTGGTTTTAAGCCTAATTATAATAAATCTGATTGGTTTATTGATTGCGGTAACGGTTCTCAGGTTTGGCTCGGTGGTCTGGATGATAAGGAGAGGACTGAAAAGGTGCTGGGTAATGAGTATTCAACCATATTTGTTAACGAGGCATCACAGGTTACGTGGAGCAGTTATTCAACACTATTAACCAGGCTCGCACAGAAAACCGGGCTGATTAACCGGATATATGTTGATTGTAACCCGCCAAGCACACAACACTGGATATATAAGTTGTTTATTCAGAATATTAACCCGGAAAGCAATGAGGCTATTGATAGGGCTTTATTCTCTCACATGAGGATGAACCCTGATGATAACCTTGCGAACCTTCCGCCTGATTATATAGATACTGTCCTATCAACACTCAGCCACCGGCAACAGAAGCGGTTTAGATTTGGGGAGTTTGTTGATGATGTTGAAGGTGCACTCTGGAGGTATGATATAATTGATAAGTACAGGGTAGAGAAGGGGCCGGAGTTAAATGGATTCCCGGCTTACAATAAAGTGGTTGTGGCTATTGATCCTTCAGGCACGGCAACGCAGAGCTCAGATGAGGCCGGGATTGTTGCTGCGGGAGTTGGTATTGACGGCCATTGTTACATTATTGATGATGTATCCGGGATATACACGCCTAACCAATGGGCTACTTACGGGATAAGGACATTATTCAAGTATGAGGGTGATCATATAGTTGCAGAGGTTAATCAGGGGTGGGATATGGTCAAAACCATAATCCGAAATATAGATGCGAGGGCAAGGGTTGTCTCTGTTCATGCCAATAGGGGCAAGGTCGCACGGGCGGAACCGGTAGTTGCATTATATGAAAGGGGCATGGTTCATCATATCGGGAGACTGGATAAATTAGAGGACCAGATGACAAGCTGGGATGCAAGGGAGAGCAATATATCACCAGGCAGGATTGACGCACTTGTCTATGCGGTGACTGATTTAATGCTTAAAAAAGCGGAGTTTGTATTGAGATAATTCATAAATTTGTATTATGAAAAAGCTGATATTCATTTTATTGATCATTGCCGGATGCACTGGGAGCAAGGATTATTGTTGTGTCGAATGGGTTAATGAGATACCAGGCGATACAATCATAATGCAGGACTTGCCCGTCACAAATCAATACGAGGTATCTCGTGGGCAGTATTGGAGCGTTCATGCTATAAACGACACGCTGACAATTAAGTGCATCATTGAGTAATTGACTTTCCGCCCGGATAGTTAATAATCCCCCTTTTTTAGTTAATTAATTTTTATTCAGTCTAAATAAAAATAAACTAAGGTGTATTACCTTTGCATCTGATTTAAGTGCTACTAAAATAGTGTGGATAAATATGCAAACTTATAACGGTTTGCTTTTCGGTATTAATGCCGCCTCTGAGCGGCTAATCCTGTTTATATATGGCCATTAAGGATTCGATATTCCGTTCTGTTTTCAAGAAACAGATCAATGACCTGCGTAAGGCCATTGGCAGTGAGATGTATGCGAAGCTGATGCAGAACCTCGGGGGCAATCCGGTTTACATAGGTGACGATATGGAAACCTACATAAATGACGGATACCTTTTTAACCCGACTGTCTATTCGATAGTCAGCTTTATAGCACAGAAGGCCGGATCAATCCCCTGGTATGTTTACGAAGTCAAGAATGAAAAAGCCCTCCGCCTCTATAAGTCTGCGTCACCTCATCTGGGAATCAAGCGGTCGATAGTACGTACAAAGGCGTTAGCACAGGTGGAGGGTCACGAATTAGAGGGGTTATTTAAGAAACCAAACCCCTTGCAGGGTTGGAGTGAGTTTATTGAGCAACAGGTCGGTTTTAAACTGGTAACCGGCAACAGCTATACGCATTGCATAGGTCCGACTAACGGTATCAACGCAGGTCTTATCAAAGAGATGTGGGTTTTACCGTCTCAGATTATTGCCCCTATACCCGGTGGGAGGATGCAACCGGTTAAGGGCTATACTTACCGGCCTGATCAGACAGTAACCATCCCGGCGGAAGAGGTTATCCATAACAAGTACTGGACTCCTGAATATGCGTCTGGTTCTTTCCTTGTTGGTCTATCACCTATCAGGGCAGGGAGGAGGGTCATCACTCGGAGTAACTCAAGCTATGACGCATCAGTGGCATCTTTTCAGAATATGGGTGCTTACGGTATGATTACCGGCAAGCCCGGAGAGGCTGCACTCACAGATGCTCAAGCTGAAATGATTGAGAAGAGGCTTGCAAAGAAAACAGGACCGAAGAACGCAGGGAAGACATTAGTTACCTCCGCTGATATACTATGGCAGCAGATGGGGATGAGTCCGGTGGATATGAATATCATTGAGTCAGATAAAATGGATCTGAGGTTTATCTGCAACCTCTTCCATGTGCCGTCTGAGCTTTTTAATGATGCAGGAAATAAAACTTATTCAAACACAAAGGAGGCGGGAAGTGCAGTATATACCAATGCGGTTATCCCAGCACTCACACAGTTCAGAGACTCATTCAATGCTTTTATAGAACCAAGATACAAGGGGAGGTTTTTTGCCGATTTCGATACCTCAATGATTTCCGAGCTTCAGGAGGATGTTCAATATCTGGCTTCTGCACTTAGTCAGTGCTGGTGGGTTAATGGCAATGAGAGAAGAGAGATCATGGGATTTGAGATTGATGAGATTAATCCGATAATGAACGAGTATATGATACCGGCGGGGCTATTCCCGGCTTCCCAGGGAGGGGTTAGTGATGTTGCGCTTGATGAATCTTTAAAGATGCTTGCTATTGATGATTACAGAGGTTAAACATAGTGTGCTTTACTGGAAGTCTGTCGATCTGAAAAGACGCAAATATGAGACGGTATTTCATCAGTCATTCAAGAATACGCTTAACAGACAATTCCGGGAGTTAGCTGATAAGATAACATCTGACAACTATGGTAACTATGAGGTGATAGTTCAATTCGATTCTTTGCCTGTTGAAAAGATGCTTGACAGGTGCTGGACTGTTGTAGGTACTGACTTTGCCAAAGAGGAGTATCGGAAGCATAAGAAAGGATTTAACCCTAACTCAGATGATGACTGGACCCGGAGGATGAGGGATTATATCAAATTCAGATTAGGTAAGAAAATAACATCAATAAATGCAGCATCAAGAGAGGTTGCTTTACGAATAATACGTGCTAAGATAACCAGATCGACAGAGCAGGGATGGGGTTCTGATCAGACGGCTGCTTCAATAAGGGAAGGACTGAGAAAGGTTGCACCTGAGATAAACACATGGAGAGCTTTGAGGATTGCCCGCACGGAGGTTGTAAGTGCTTCCAATGCAGGAAGCCTTGAAGGCATGAAAGAGCTTAATATGCCATTTGTGAAATATTGGATAGCAACCAAAGACGCAAGGGTAAGAGATACGCATCTGGCAGCAGAGCAACAGAGTCCTATTAACCAGGATGAGAAATTCCGAGTCGGGGATTCGGAAATGGATTGTCCGGGTGATATGTCAGGGGATCCGGGAGAGGTTATTAATTGTCGATGTGCAATAGCGTTTGAATTAAAAAGAATAGCATGAATGAGTTTATGATGTATAAGGACCTTACTGTTGACGCAGTTAAGGACGTGGATGAAAAGAGCGGTATGGTTACCGGGTACTTTTCGGTGTTTGATGTAAAGGATTCAGACAATGACATAGTTATTCATGGTGCTTTTAAGAAGACACTCAGGGAGAACGGACCGGAGAGCGCAAGGCCCCGGATACTTCACCTCTTTCAGCATGATCCTTATAAGGTCATATCAAAGCCAACTATTCTAAAGGAAGATAAGCACGGGCTTTATTTTGAGTCAAAGATCAGCGAAACCTCACTTGGCAAGGATGTATTACTTCTTTACCGGGATAAGGTTTTAACTGAGCATTCAATCGGCTACCAGGTAGTAAAGAGGGAAGTTGATGAAAGACAGGAAACGCAGAAACTGACAGAGCTGAAATTATGGGAGGGCAGTACGGTGAGCTGGGGTGCTAACATGGATGCACTTGTACAGACGGTTAAGTCCGAGGGTGCTCCCGATCAGAAGACATGGGATTATTTAATACAAAAATTATCTGCTCTTGAAACAGCAATAAAGGGTAGTTATACAGATGACACCGCAAGGAGTCTTGAAATACATTTTAATCAGATTAAGCAGCTTGTTCTTTCACTCGCTGTGCGAATTGTGCCGGGTCAGACCACACAAAAACAGGAAGAGCCGAAAACAGTGACAGTGACTGCTGATGAGATAATAAGTAAAATTAAGTTAAACATTAAATCATTAGAAAAGTGAACGAACAGGAAATAAAAAGACTGAATGAACAGCTGGAGTCATTGGGTAAATCCATTGATGCGAAGCTGGAGGACTATTCAAAGAAGGCCAGAGAAGTGCCTGCTGAAGAGTTCAAGAAAATGAAAGGCGAATTGGTGCAGGCTGCAAAGGAAGCACTGGAACCGGAACTGAAGAAATACAACGATCTTCAGAACCAGGTTGACGCACTTGAGACAAAACTCAAGAGGGCTGATGTTGTCATTGATCCTAAAAACATGACCTTCAGTGATGCGGTTAAGAATGCGATAATTGAGGTTAAGCAGAAGTCAAAGAACGGGGACATCAAAGATTATATCCGTAAGAACAAGAGCCTGAATATTGACATCAAAGCTGATGATATGACTCAGAGCAACACTCTGACCGGTGCCGTTATCGCTCCTGATCATAAGACCGAGATTGTTTTTGATCCTGATACTACTTTCAGGGTGCGTGACCTTATCTCCGCCGGTACTACCTCATCCAGCTCGGTAACTTATGTATATGAATCCGCCCTTAGTGATGGTTCATTGCTGGTTGCTGAAGCTCAGGAATACGGACAGAGTGACTTTGATCTGGCTGTTGGTACTGCTACTGTAAGGAAGATCACCGCTTATGTTCTTTTGTCTGAAGAGCTTTTGGAAGATGTTGAAGGACTGACAAGCTACATTAACAGCCGTCTCCCGTCTAAACTGAAACTGAAAGAGAACTATCAGCTTCTTTATGGTCCGGGAACCGGTATTAACCTATCAGGTCTTACAACTAGTGCAACTGCATACGTTGATAACCTTGCTGATAGTGATATATCAAGGATTGATATTTTGGTTGACGCAATGAGGCAGGCAAGGGATGATGAGTATGAACCCACGTTCGCACTTATCCACCCGACAGATGCTACTCTTATCAAGCTGACCAAAGATGATAACGGTAATTATATTCACCCCTGGATATTTATGCCAAACGGACAGATCACCCTGGATGGTGTTCCGGTAATTGTCACTACTGCTATCACAGCAGGGCAATTCCTTGTCGGTGACGGTAAGAGGGGCGCACAGGTATTCGACCGCAGGCAGATGAGTCTTGAACTGTCGTATGAGAATGAAGACAACTTCATAAAAGGTATGGTAACGGTGAGGATTTCCGAAAGGATAACTATTGCTGTTTACCGTGCAAAAGCCTTCATATACGGTTCATTTACTTCAGCCCTTGCTCAGGGATCTGCATAGTCATGGTAGGTTGGTTGGGATGGGGTGCTGAGTCACCCCTTCCCTTCTTTTTAAATTATGAGTTCTTTTCTTAATGAAATAGGAGATGTTGTAGTGATAGGGCTTGAAGCCCGAAAGGACAGATGGGAGCGATGTTTGGAGATATGTAAGATGTATGACATAAACCCAGTGACGCATTATACAACCGTCTGCGATTACTCGGACAAGCACCGGCACTACATGAAAGACTTTTTGCAGATGCTCCGTGTTAAAGGCAACGGGGAGGCTTTGGTGTTCTTTGAAGATGATTTTGAACTGGTTGACGGATGGGAGGAAGTGCTTAAAAAAGCGTGGAAAGATTTACCAATTGAGTGGGATATGCTTTACCTGGGTTGTAACCTGACGGGAGACATTAAGAAGGTTACCAATTACCAGGGGGAAGAAAGTAAATCACTGGTAAAGGTGCAGGGCGCATGGCTCATGCACGCCACAATATTGAGCAAAAGATTTATTAAGTACATACTTCATAACTACGATTACAACCGGATATGGATAATAGATGACTGGTACAGGCAGCAGGCCCCATACAGGCAGTTCTTTATGACATATCCCATGATCAGCTATCAGAGGAAAGATTACAGCGACTTTATAAACGCTTACACAGACTATCAGATTTTTGAAAACAAATTTTATAAACGAATATGAAATTTTTAGTAATGATTCATGGTTATCCGCCAATTCAGAACGCAGGGGCTGAATGGATGCTCCATGAGATGTGCAAGCACCTTGTATCATCCGGGCATAAAGTGGAGGTGGTGCTTCCGATAAGCAGGCTGAAGCCTTACGAGTTTGAGGGCGTTCAGGTTAACCTGGATGATTTCAGCTACACACATGATGCTGTTAAGAACTGCGACATGATAATAACGCATCTGGACCGCTCCGGCAAGGCTATTAACATGGCACAGGCTTATCATAAACCTGTCACGGTGGTTATCCATAACACAAATAATTTTGACGTTATCAGGGTGAAGGACAAACCCAGGGGACAGGGTAGATTTGTTTATTGTATTTATAATTCAAATTTCACAGCTAAAGAGCTTGCATACCCTAACCCTTCCGTTGTTGTTCATCCGCCGGTGGATCCGAAGCGGTATAAGGTTGCAAAGAAGGGGAATAAGTTAACCCTTATTAACCTTTTTGAGCGCAAGGGATCGCCATTATTCCACGATCTTGCTCGGCTGCTCCCGGATTACAGCTTTCTCGGTGTTGAAGGCGGGTACGGGAAACAACTTAAAGATGAGGGGCTGGCAAATGTTGAATACATGGCCAATACATCGGATGCTAAAAAGATTTACAGCAAAACAAGGATTCTGTTAATGCCTTCAATTTATGAAAGCTATGGCAGAACCGCTATTGAGGCGATGTCTTCCGGTATTCCTGTTATAGCAAACCCGACTCCCGGATTACAGGAGTCAATGGGTGACGCTGGTATTTATTGTCGGGTTGAAAGTCCTCTGTCATGGATTGAGGCGATAAAGAAGCTGGATGACCCGGAAGAGTACAAGAAGGCAAGTACAAGGGCACTTAAAAGGGCTGAAGAGGTATGTAAATCACATACCAAAGAGCTTAATGACATGGAACAGTTTTTAATGGATGCAATAATGAAAAGACTATGAGCAAGGCAATGACAACAGAGAACACGATCAAGAAGAAGATCAAGCAACCGATTATTGTCGAAACGATAAGCTCGGCAATAAAAGAGAAACAGGAAGGACAACCGGTCTTTCAAAAGAAGATTTACCTGACTAAGGTCCCGGTTCCTGATGGTCATGTTCGGGTTATTGTACTGCATGACTATAAGGGGATGATTGAGGACCTGTATGAGGGGGATGTTCAGGACCTTCCGGCAAGGCGGTTCAAATCACTTGCTAATCGTGGACTGGTTAAGATTTATGACGGCGAAAGGCCACCAAATAAATTAAGATGAAAAACCTACAGATACGGACAGTAACTGATTTAGCAACCGAACCGGTAACGCTTGCTGAAGCAAAGGCATGGTGTAAGGTCACGGGCACTGAAGATGAGGATATATTAACAATGCTTATCACTTCGTGTCGTCAGGCACTGGAGGAGTATACCGCTTCTTCTTTTGCTGAAAAGACTATCCATGCTACATGGATCAAACCCCCGGAAGATATGGAGTTTGAACTGCCATATGGCCCGCATATTTCTGTTGACAAGGTTTACCGGATTGATGCTGAAGGCACGGAAACGGAGCTTACTGTAAATACAGATTACTGGGTTTATGGCGATCAGGATTTTGTTCTGAAGATAAATAAATACTGGTCAACCAAAGGCACATACGCATCAAACAGCTACCGGGTTGAATACACAGCGGGTTATGGGGATGATAACACTGAGACGCTCCCGACTAAATTAAAGGAGTGTATTCTGAAAGAGATTGTCACTCAGTATGATCTGAGGGAAAATATCGGAATATCTGGCAGTACAGAATTAACAAACAACTCCCGGCGTGAGGCCGGACCTTACAGGAGGAAAGTATGGTTTTAACGCAGGCAGGAAAACGGAGGCACTATTTAACTATCCAGGTTGGTACTGAGACGGAGGACGGGCAGGGCGGATCAGTAACCACATGGGTAAGTACCTATTATGAATGGGGCAGGGCTATGACATTATCGCAGTCAAGAGCATTGGAGCAGGGAGGGATAAAGTATAAGACGGCTGTTGAATTTACTATCCGGAAGAGGAGTGATTATACTTTGAGCGGGGCAAGTCACCGGATATTATGGGATGGTAATTATTATACTATTCATTCAGTTGTTCCGAGTGAAAAAATGGATGATTTAACGGTTACGGCATATAATTAATGGCACAGGCTTTTTTACATACTAATATTGATAAGAACGCCTTTTCTAAGTGGGTGGGTAAGTTATCTCAGGAGAACCGGGATAAGTGCTCAAATATTATTAAAGCATCTATAACAACTCTTGAAAGAAGGGCGAAAAATGACGCTCCGAGTGATGATGGAATTTTAAGGGCAAAAATAGCAAGTGAATATGGGCGGGAAACATTTGGTAATATATTCGGTGGAGCTGTTTACACACACGTTTTTTATGCGCCTTACGTTGAATGGGGTACGGGTGATAGTGCGGTAATACATCCAGCAGACAGGGAATATGCCTCTGAATGGTGGACACATAAGAAACATAAGGGGATGAAACGTCATCCTTATTTAATGGATAATTTCAGACTTACTGTTTATGAGTTGAAGGCACAGTTAAAAAATATGGGATTTGAAGAGAAAAGGGGTAATGAACCAACAATAGCACAAATAGGTAGAAGGCAGAGCTTATGAAAGACGCATCGGGCAATATAAGGCAATGGTTATATAATATACTTCACGGGGCAATAAGCTATAACGGCTCATGGATACCCGTGTATTCATTTGCCACAGCAAACAAGGCGAAGCCATATATCCTGCTTGGTGAAAATTATTTTATGGGCGAAGAGTTATCTACTAAAGACAAATGGATAACAGAGCACCAGGCGATAATTGAGGTATATGCTGATGATGCAGGCAACCGGAAGGGTTATGCACAACTGGATTCTATTGTTGAAGATATACTGACACAGATCAGAGGATCAGTTAAGCAGCCGGAGGTATCATCATTCACCGGGAGTGGAGGACAGGCGGTTGCTGGCATATCAGGATTTAATACGGTGATCTGTACGATTCTTTCAATGTCATCACAGCGGTACGAAACCGATAAAGGAGTGGAATTAATGAAATCAATTATAATTAAATTAATCTTGGAGGAAGTATAAAATGGCAGTATTTAACGGAACAAAAATGTTACTTGTTGTTGACGGTGTTACTATGGGGGCAAGTGAGGATTTTACCCTGAATATTAACGCATCAAATATCAAGTATTCAAGTAAGGACTCAGGTAACTGGGCTTACCGGCTTTATGGAGAGAAAGACTGGGATGTCTCCTTTAGTAACCTTTGTGACCCCTCGTTAACCTTTAACGTGGAGGAAATCTTTGATATTCTGGATGCGGAAACAAGGGTATTCCTCGAAATGGCGGTTATTGACGGGACCGGAGGCGGGCTGAAGTTCTCAGGTTATGCACTTGGGAAAAACCTTTCCTTATCAGCTAAAAAGAACGAGGCCGTATCTATTAACGGAGGCTTTGAGGCTGACGGGCCAATCGACAAGGGAACAGTAGCATCATCGTAAAAAAGAGCAACCATGAATAATGCAAGGGGATTTGTTGAATTAAAAAATGATCAGGAGGTAATTGGTTTCCAGTTCGGGACTAATGCGCTGAAACTGTTTTGCGAGCTGAACGGCAATATTGAACTCTGGCAGGTCCCAGAAACCGGGATTTACGGAGAGGTGCATAAAGAAGGGGATGAGATAATCATTGATAAGGCCCCTAACGTCTTTAAGCGTTATGAGCTTTTCTTCTGTGCTTACCAGTCAGCCTGCAGGATCAAAGGAGAGCCGGTCAAGCATAATATTGATCAGATAATTCACTTTATAGACAATACGGAAGGTGCTTTTGATCTGCTTAATGTCGGTGCATTGGAAGGCCGGATAATGGGTAAGACGATAGGAGAACCAGAGGGAAACCGGTAGAAGCCAGGAAGATAACCTGGCATGATGTTCTTTCTTACGCTTGCGGGGAGGTTGGATTAAAGCCCTGGGAGTTCTGGTCAATGACCTTCCCGGAGGTAGAGATAGCCTGTAAGGGTTATGAGAGAAGGGAGGCACGCAGGAAAGAGGTTGACAGGATAGTAGCTGGGATATTGGCAAACGTCAACCGCAAGCAGGGATCCTCTCCGATAAGTTTTGAAAGCATTTACCCGCTTGTTACTGATCAGGAAAGGGTTGTTCAGCGAATGTCACGTGATGATTACGAAAAGACTCTTGAGTTATTTGGCCGGATGATTCCGACTGAGGAAGAGAAAGAGCGAATTTTAAAAAGGTATGGCAAAGCAAAGATTTGAAGCGGAACTCGCACTTAATATAAATGGCTTTCTTCAGGGATTAGAGAAAGCTAATAAAGGCTTTATTGGCTTAAGTAGTACGCTTGCCGCTGCCGGTGGTGCAATGAAACTTGTCAATGATGCCTTCCGTAATATGGAGCAGGGGCAGAAATTATTAAGCCTTGCCGGAGCTGCTTATAAACAGGTACTTGCCGACCTTACGCAGGGACACTTATTAAATGCTAATTCTATTTATCAGGCTATTCAGAGACAAAAGGAATGGAATGATATACAGGAAAAGAATCTATTTGAGGGCGTTAAGGTAGCTCAATTAACAACTCAGATAGAAGAGCTGCGTTATAAAATGGCTGATGCTGCCACAACCGAAGCTGAAAAAACAAAGCTCGCATCTGAAGCACTTAAAATATATAATGAACGCAAACAATTTCAAATAGCCAATTTAAAGGAGGAGGCTAACTGGTATATTACTGCACTTGAGAAAAATCCCGATGATAAGGAATTAAGGAAAGGGTTTATTGTAACGGCTACACAATTACAGACTTTAATGGGGTTTGACCGTGAGGCCCGGACACTTAACGCCCTTGCCACTCAGGTAACTCCAAAACTTTACGGCCTTGCAGAGGCATTTGAAAGGGATGCAGAGGCGGCAAGACAAGCCGATGAGGAGTTTCAGAAATACAGGCAATCCCTTCAATATCTTGAGTCTGGTTATAAATTAGAGACATTACAGGGAAGGGAAAGGGTAACTCCAGCGAGGGGATTAGGTTTTAATGTCAATCCTGAACTTGCCCCGGTTAAGTTTGCTGATATTCAGGCTAATCAGATCATTCAGCAGAATATATTATGGGCGGAACAGGAACAAATCATCCTAAGCCTTGCTGATTCATTCAGTAATATGTTTGCAACAGCAGGAGAAGGGTTCCAGTCAATGGCTGATATGATGATAGCCGGGTTCAAGAGGATGGTTATGGAGGTGGCAGCGAAAGCCGGCATATTGATGTTGCTTTCTGTTGTTACCGGTCAGCCATTAATGACAATGGCAAATCTATTTCCAAACCTTTCAGCACTGACGGGAGGAACGGGATCGCCGGTAAGTAGTGGATATGGCAATATGGGATTACAGGGGATACTGGCAAATCAGGCATTAACAGTTCAGGGACAAATAAGAGGGAAAGATATAAGAATAAGCAACAGGCGGAATGGCTGACGGGATAGCATATAGAAACCAATTTAAAGACAAGTATAACGTTGATTGGAGAATTGACTTCCTGAAAGACGGGCATACCGGGGCGGTTACTGAAATGAAACCATCTGAGGATCCGTTAATGATTGAGTTTCTATCTGACTCAGATGATTTCAATGAGGCTTTTCATCCCAGCCATGCGAATATCGGCGTTATTTCTGAAAGCAACTTCCAGTATAAGGGGCTTCTGGCTTCAACTGATTTTGATTACAAGGTCAATATATTTCAGGGTGCAAACTTAATAACTGCATGGGCGAATAATACGACAGGCGATCCGTATGAGACATTAACAATAAGCACTCTTGATTTTGATGCGGTTAACTCATCGGGTAATGGCGGAGTAAACTCAAATTTATTTTCGCTTACGAGCGGGGATAAGGTTTATATTTATTTCAAGTGTGTTAAGAACTCCGGGTCACTCCCGACTTTGTCTTTGACAAATGAGGCATGGACTATTGAAAGCAAGGTTGATGTGATATCTGAAGGCTGGAATTTTGCAGAGCTTACAGCATCATGGACGGGTACCTCACGGCTGATCTTCTGGTCAACGGCCTCCGTTGATTATGAGATAACAGAGATATTCTGCGTTAAGAAATCAAAACTGTACTGGACGGGCTGGGTTATCGCTGATAACTACGAAGAGCCATACGACACACCGCCTTATAATATAAATATAAAATGCACTGACGGGCTTGATCTTCTTGGTGATTATATTTATAAGTACACGAACTCGACAACTGATGACACTTACTATACAGGTCGGAGGCTTGAGTCACAGATAGTGCTTGACATACTCGGAAAGATTGATGCAACTGAATTTAAGGAGTTTGTAAACCTGTATGAGAACTCAATGCAAACAGGAACAGGGGATAGTCCTCTTGACCAGATAAAAATAGATGTTGATGTATTTAGGGATATGTATTGTGATGAGGCACTTACTTACATATTAAATAAATACGGGGCTTCGATCAGGCAATGGGGCGGGGTGTTCACTATTTACCGGCCTGTTGAACTCGCATCTTCAACGGTTTATGGGAGATACTTTACTGATAGTATAACTAAAACCTCGGTAAGTATTTCCGCTGATCAGTATATTGATCGTACCGGTACGGCAAGTAATCTGATCCAGGTGCGGGGTGGAAGCTCTATGCCAAAATCACCGGTTAAGAAAATAAATATATTTCAGGATTATTCATATAAGGAGAGTTGGATTAAAAACTATCAGCTAAAAGCCATCTATGAAGCAGGTTCTATTTATTGGGCTCCATCAAGCCCCCCACTGGTAACCTTTTCTATACCATCAATAACCAGAGGTATAATACTTGGTTGCGAGCAGATAATCGGCAATGTTGATGCATATGTATTTCAGCAATTTGGCACTTACGGGAAAACAACCTCAAATGATTTCACTCTTACATTTGACTATCTGACTTACAACACAGGGGCGGTCACAACAGGGATGATAAGAATAAGGATAAAGGCCGACAACTCAAATAACTACCTTTATAATTATGATGAGCTTGAAAGCAAATGGAACAGTTCGGCTGATTTTATTGATGTTGATATAGACATTCCGGCTGGTGTTTCCGGGTGGACCACATGGGAGACAAGAATACTTGACGGCTTGCCTGCCGATGGCCCTTATACCATAACCCTTTATGAAGGGTACACGCCCGATTCATCTGATGTTGTGATCGCATTGGATAACATTAAATTTAATGAAACCACTACGAACCTGACAGTAATGAGGGCCAAAAAGATCGGGTTCTTTGAATACTGGACTTCAGGCTTTCATGGTAAAAAGTGGTTTGAGCACGTGCATTGGGATGAGAGGATCGCTAAATTCAAAAAGTATCTCGGAGAGGAAGCCCAGGAAGTGGTCTTTAGGGAATACACTAAATTAAACAGTCTTAACGGCAGGGAGAAAGATTTTAAATTCCATTTGGGTGATATTGAGGACACGTCTATTGCCGGGGTTCTTGAGCAGTTCACCGGTGCTCTTGCCGTTGTTGAAAGGGACACATTAGCGGAAGCAGCAGCAGCCTTTGTCACAGACCATGCCGCTGATTACACAGATATAACCGTCACCAGTTCAGATGAGGACATAGTGATGACGGGCAAGTCAACGGTAAACGCTGATTTCACCGGGAGCACCACTATAACAAATTCATCAGGCAACCTATCGGGTACGGTGGTAAACACACAAGCGTTTATAGCAGGCACAAATAAGATCCAATATCTGTATCCGGGCGGCACTAACGGGACTATAACGGTGCATTGCACGGGCGTGGTTGACAAGACAATGACATGGGATACTGATTCAAGTACCACGTGTGATAATTTTATTACTGATAATACAGGGGCATATAGCGCAGCAGGGATAACCATAACCAAGCATGATGCGGGGGGCGGAAGTTACGCAGTTAAATTTGAGGGCTTCTCTGATTTCGCTGTAACAGTGGATCCCGCAACGGGCGATATGACCGGTGACGTTGATGATATTCAGGCATACGTGGCTTGCACGGTAAGGATAGATACCATAACACTAACCGGACTAACGGGCGCAGCAAATATACTTTGTGACGGGGTAACGGAAGAAGTCGCAATAACAGAGGCCGTATCATATTCAACAGTATGGAACAGCAGGGGCGGAAGTGAAGCAACTGAGCTTATTGATTTAATAGGTGATGAGATCAAAGACCAATACAGCAGATGCAAGGACTTTAACCAGGTAATGATTAAAGAGGACAACTCGCAAGGAGATGAAACGACTCTAAACCTATTGGGAAACGTACAGGACTCACTAAATACTTACGGAGGAAATAACCGTATATTAGTGCCGATTGCCGGGGAGTTTAATGTTAAGCCAAGAGATTGGAATTTAGATTTATGTGAAATAATATGAATCACAACTTAATCAGCTACTTAAAGCGTGTAGGGCAGCCAAGCCAGGAGGCTATCGGTTCAAGCGTTGCCTCATACCTGGTGGCTAATCCGGTGACGGGTTATACACATCCGGAGACTCATCCGGCTTCTATTATTGAGCAGAACGGGCTGAATAGGTTTGTTACCGATGTTGATATTGACAACTGGAATTTAAAGGCTGCACCGGATCATGCACATGATGGTTATGCGGGTGCGGGTGCAATAAGATACAGGGTCACGCTCTTTGCTGACGGGGCTGCGGTGACAGATACTAATAGCCCTGTGGCTTTGCAGTTCTTTAAGAATTTGCCTTATCAGTCACAGCATAGAGTTGACCTGACGGGGTTCAGTCAGGTACGGTTAATTGTTATGAAGGCGGGTACTGCGGGGGCGAGTAATAATAAATTGCTATTGAGGTATAGTGCTACTTTCAGCACTACGGCGGCTGGTTTTAGTGATATTGGAGTTTCTGAGGTTAGTTGTGCTGTTAATATTACTAACAGATGTATTGCAAGCGAGTGGATAAATTTGGTTGCGGAGGCGAAGGGTGATGTTTTTATTGCGCTGTTAAGTTCGGGCGGTGATGGTGCTTTGGATCCCGTGTATGGTAATATAGTTTGTGAATTTAAATAAATTAAGATATGGGATGGAATTTCATCGGCGGCCTCCCGATAGCAGGCAACAAGTCGCAGTCGTGGAGCCAGTACTGGGCAAGTAGGGCGAATTTTTTCACAACACAAAGGAGCGGATTAGAATTAGTTGACAGTTACGGTGG